CAATGAGGTGGTAGGTGTGCTTTCCCCTTTGCACAACCATACATTCACGGAGTCCTGCCACCTCACCCTATTTAGGGCGTTAAGCCGCCAATGTAGGATGCAGTAAGTTAGGGTTTTTGCGGCTTTCCACCTAACAGCTAGTAACTGCCAAATACAGCCCATATATATTTTGTATATATATTTGCATAAATACAACATTAGGGTTTGTCCTAATATTAAACCGCAAAAAACAGGAATAAATTACAGTTTTAAAGGGGAAATTATGAAAGACGGTCATTACATAAATTCAGTAGTTTTTGGCAATACTACAGTTGAATTGCGTGGTTATAACAATGAAATAACCTACGCTTACATTGGCGACAATGACATCACAGAAATGGCGCATGAGCTTGATTTATGGCCTACATTTGAAGAAGGTATTTACGCTCAAGCATGAGAAATGACATATACAAACGGCTAGAAAATGAGCCATATCCATGCAAATACTGTGAATATAAACAGCGTTGTGCTACTGAAGAATTAGCTTGTAGGCGATTTCTTTGGTATATCAATGAAGAAAGATGGGTTTGCGCCCAGCAAGACGAGCCTACTAAAAAAATGTTTCAAATGGTATTTGACCCCAACAATGAAGAGTCAATGCAAACTTATCTTCGTAATGTACGCAAAAGGCGTAGGAAAGGCCAAGATGTTGAACAGAGTAATCAACTTGATGTCTAAAAATACTGAGATGTTTAAAAATGACAACACCATTATGTTTGACATTAAACACCTAAGTATTAAAGAAAAACGCAAAGAAATTCAAAAGTTTAACCCTTACATTTATGCTTTTGGGTATGAATTACAAAGTAAACCTTGGCTAACTTATGAGGAAATGTATGCAGATTCAACTACAAATAGTTAAAGAATATGAGGATGGCAGCGCAGACGCTTTAGTGCATTTTGACGCTGAAGGCCTTGGAATATTGGTAGAAGCTGGCGTAATTAGCATTTTGCGCCAATACATTGAGCAAGAGAAAAAAGCAACTAAAAAGGGGAAAAAATGACAGTTTTTTTAAGCCTAATGGCAGTCACAGGCATGATAGTATGGGCAGGTGTTCTGGGGATTATTTTGCTAATTTGGATGGAGAACAGAGAATGAACGACCACATTTGGACAGCAAGCGGTACTGATATTACTGTTAGATGGAAGTTATATGGCTATGTACCACCATCAGAATTGCCAGAATATCAAGCTAAATGGAAGCATTTTCAAGAACTTCCATTACGCAAATTAGACGACCAGGCTAAGAAAGAATACGAATTAGTCCTTAAAAAGGCTAAAGTCGTTAGGATTCGTTAGCCATTTCTAAGGCTTCTTTTTCTTCCCTATCTACTCTGGCTAACCAGCCTTTGCCAAAGATGGGGAAAGTTTTTAATGCACGGTAGTATTCCCTGCGAGCCTCAGAGAATTTGCCGATAATAGCTGCACAATTACTGTTGGAAATAAGCTCTCTTGTTTTTGGGCCAATAACTCCGTCAGGTACGCATCCAATAGATGACTGAAGCAATTTAATGCTTCTGCCTGTCCCTGCGTTAATTCCCATTGAAAAGACAACAAAGTTGAGTCCCCTAGGTAATATTTCTCCATAGCAAGGCCTCCAGTATTTCTGTTCATACAAAGGGGCTACAAGCTCCTTGGTGAGGTTTTTCATGGTATCTACATGATGCCCTACATACTCTTCCCAAACACGCTTGGTAACCCCTAAATTCGTTTCTCCGCCAGGGTCTGCTGGATTGTTTACCCAACCACCTTCAGACTTTAATACCAATTCTAAACATTCTTTAAAATCATTTGGCATTTTTTTTCATGTCCATAATTTTTTCAAGGGTGCGACCACCAAAATAGAAAGACATAATCAACATACCCCATTGGCCTAACAATTCCACATAGTTGTTATTTACTTCTATATCCCATGCAGACATCATTGCAAAAGTGGAATACACAATCAATATAAATACAAGAGTCATAGGGCGAATGTTTTTAGACAGCGTAGAGTCAGAAGCCATGTCAGCTTGCTGTCTTTTGGTAAGTTCTTGCTGTTCTGCGGTATCTGCGGCAATTTGAGCTAATTCGCCATTTTGTTGCATTTCAAGTAATTTGAGTTTGGCTTGTTCTGCTTGTGCAGGGTCAGGGAATACTTTGTCAAGTATCTTGCCACCAATGTCTAATAGTGCTGTTAAAGGAAACATTATTTAATACCCCAAGTTAAATACCACGCTATCCATGCTGCCGCCAAAAAACACCAAAACTGCACTTTTTTGACTTTGCTTAAATCTTCGTCAAATTGCACTTTTTCTAATTCTTCTAATTTTTCAAGCTCAGTCTTTATCTTCAAAACTTGCTCCCAATCTTTACTGCCGTATTGCTTTACAAACTCTACTTTTAACTTATATTCTTCTTCGGTAATTAAGCGTCTATGGCGATATTCTGCAAGGGCTTTGTGTATGGCTAACTGTTTCTTAACTTCAGCTTGGCGAGCTTCTAATCGTCTTTCTTGGGCTTTTTGCTTGGCGACATCCAATCCATCTGACTGTATGTTTTCAATAGATTTAGATAAGCCCTTGCTTGCGTCTCTGCTTGCGTCAAGGCTTCTTGAAAGTCCTTTAATACCTTCTGGTAGTCCATATTCCACATTATTAGCCCACCTTAATTTGACCTATGCCAGCAAGGTAGGTTACTAAACCTATTGCTGCAACACCTACAAACCAAAAAAACTTAGTTACGACTGACCTACCGACAGAAGTATAGACATTCTCAATAACTCTTTCAGTCACTTTTTCAACAATATCTTCTATCTCTTTGTCGGTTAGGCTAGGCATGATTACGCTTTCTTTCGTACAGTTTTCTTAGCTGCTGGTTTTTTAGCAGCAGGTTTTTTAACAGCAGGCTTAGGTGTTTCAGCAATTTCAATTTTAGGCTGAAAACCAAACTTATCCAATATCCAGGTAAATGTAAAATTCATGTTATTCACCAATAATGCTATTAGCTTCTTGTTGTGCTTTGTACGCAGCAATAATTTCAGGTGTCCAAGTTAAATTGCAAATAGCTGCAACATTAGTTGGCTGACCTGTTAAGTCTTGGTCTGGTGTAAGGCTAGTGCGATGATAAGTCTGGCTTAATTGATTGCCATCTTCCATAATGCGTGTAGCTTCACGATACAAAACTGTGCCGTTTTCTGTTACTGTAATTTGGTCTACTACTGTTTCTTTAGTTAATGCCATTTTAATTCTCCTGTTAAGTGTCCGATTAACGAATCCACGCTAATTAATTAAACTTGATAAGTAATTGAAAATTGAATATTTGAACCTGCACCAGTTTGTGTGGCGGTTAATGCGCTACCGCCACCAGTATCAGCATATATCATTACAAATAAAGTAGAATTTTCTGCAATTCTTCCATATCCAGCATTAAGTATGGCAGCCATGTTATCAAAATAAACACCACCAGCACTTCTATAATTTGAAACATTTACAGAAGTAAAAGGTAAAGAAGCAATACGAACGTTACCGCTTGCAGTAGTTTCAGAAAAAGTAACTTGTCCTGTAATTGTTACTATATTTCCAACTTTTGTATATCTGCCAACTTGTGTTGAATAAGATAAATTACCATCACTTGTTGTATAAGAAATAGTAGGTGTCCAAGTACCTTCTTCATAATCATCTAGTGTATTTGCATCAGATGAAGCTGATTGGGTTGCTGGGAAGGTGATGCCTGTGCCTGTTTGGCTAGTAGAACCTTGCAAAGCTAATGATTTATTTAACTCAAGACCGAGTGTTTGAACAAGTGTATATGTATTTCCAGCGGTTCCAGCGGCAGCACTATTCCAGTTAAATACACCATCAGCACCAGCAAACAATGTTGGTTTGTTAGTTGAATTTGAATATCTCCATCCAGAATTAAAATAAGTTCCAGATGTTAGTGCACTGTATCCACCAAATCCAAATACTGCACTTCCAACATCACCAACAGATACAGATTTACCTAATGTCCATGCGTTAGGTGTTACTCCAATACCTACATTACCACTAGCATCTTTGTAAACTTGTCCAGAACCTAGATTAACTACTCCTGTACCGCCAGTAAGTGTGCCTGTGTATGCTAAGTTAGTAAAAGAACCTGAAGTAGCATCTTTAGTGGCTAAAGTCTGTACTACACCGCTAGAATCTTTGTAAAACAGCTTGCCATCAGCAGTATTAATAGCTAATTCGCCAGCGACTAAATTACCAGCAGTAGGCACATTAGTTGCCGTAGCTGAATAGTAATTTGAGATGGGTGTAAATCCTGTTTGTGCCATTTTAGTATGTCCCGCCAAATATGCCTGTTAAGGCTGTTAGTGTACCAACATTATTAATGTCGTTTGTTGCCATATTGAGTGCTCCTGACATAGGAGTTTGTCCGTCTGAAGCTACTGACTGAGTAAGTGCGTCTGCTATGTTTTGCATAGTAGTATTAGCCCAACTAGAAGTAATAGTTGTGCCTGTAACTACTGGATTACCTGCTGGGAGATTATAAACGCCTGAGCCGTTACGGGACATATTTGCTTTCCTTTACCATTTAATGCTATAATCTCTAAAAAGGAGATTATTATGCCATTTAAAAACCCACATCCGCTTTACCAAACCTGGCAAAGTATGAAGGCACGATGTCTTAATTCTAACCATCCAAATTTTGCAGATTATGGTGGCAGAGGAATAAAAGTTTGCGAACAATGGATGCACAATTTTAATCAATTTGCCAAAGATATGGGCGAAAGACCAGTAGGTTATTCTATTGACAGAATTAATAACGATGGTGATTACACGCCACAAAATTGCAAATGGTCTACTCGCAAAGAACAACAACAAAACAGAAGAATTACGCACAAAATTATTATTGAAGGAAAACAATATTTTATTAGCGATATTGCCCATCAATATAATTTTAAATGGATGACTATTTTTAATAGAGCCAAAACTGCAAAAACTTTTAATGAACTTGTAGACAAAACTCGCAAAGTTTACAAAGAAGGTCTTGCACTTGGCGGCAAAGCTAGTGGCGCAAAAAAACAAGCCATGACCCATTGCAAAGCTGGGCATGAATTTACCGAAGCAAATACCCATATTTACAAAGGATGGAGGCGTTGTCGCACTTGTCATAGAATTAGACAATACAATCGTACCCATTAACGCTACCGTTTCTACTCATTTCCAACTCCTTTTGGTGTGCCAGCTCTCATTAGTGCTGCCAACTTATTTACATCATTCTTTCTAATTTGTTTCGCAGCCATTCCTGACAGACCACCAACAATAGGGGCAATCATAGCGCCAGGAGGGCCTAATAATTGTGCTCCTATGTATCCGCCAGTAGCTAATCCAACCATGTGTTCAGGGCTATATTTGCCAGCCATTTTCAATATATTTTGTATTTTACCGCCTTTAGCTGCTTCTTGAATTGCTTTTTGCTCTGTTGGGGTAAACAACCGCATTTTCTTTTCATTATTAGAAAGCTCTAATAACTTGTTATGTAAATACTTTTCTGTGCCAACTTTAGAAGCATTAATTTCTGATTTATTAAGCATATCTTCAAAAATTTCAGATTTACTTAATCTTGACCATGTATCTCTTGCTGTTTTCCAAGCCTCTGCACCTTCTTTTGTTGCGCCAATAACATCTTCTGGCGGAGCATTAAGAACATAATCATCAAACTTATCTTTTAAAATAGTGGCAAATTTGCGCTCTGTGCTATTGTCGCTTTTTTGACCAGTTCTAATAATAGTACGCAAAGTAGACAATTCTTCAAAATCTTTAGGGTTGCTAGTATCAGTTAAATTACGCAATGCTCCTGTAATTTTTGCATAAGGGTCTGTTTCGCCAGGAGGAGGCTTTGTATAACCTTCTTTTCTTAAATCTGTACCAATTTCTTTCATTTTGGTAGAAAACTTTTGTGGATTAAACTCCATGCCAGATTCTTTGGCAGTAGTAAACGCTGCTTTAGATTGTTCTAATAACTTTTTAGAAGTAGGCGCTGTTTTAACAATAGAAGGAGTTATACGCAATGTTTCAGCTAATTTATTGGTAACTGGCGCTGCGGCTTCTGCAACCTTACTAATAACTGGTTGTGCTGCTTGAGCAATCATTTCGCCTTCATTACGCAATGCCCCAGCCATTCTATTAGCAGCAGGCATAACAGACTCTTGCATAACAGGCCTAACATTAGGCGCTTTTTGAATGGCAGAAGGAATAGCTCCAATAGCACCTAAATAAGGAGGTATTTTAGCTGCTTCTAATGCACCACCAATAGCCTCTAATGCTTGTGGAGTTGCTGGTGAAGTAGGTTGATATGGGGCAAATTCTTTTGCTTGTCTATAGTATTTATCTCTTGCTTCACCAGTAGGCGATTGTCCTTGCATAGCAGCTTCTACAGCGCCTCTACCAAGTCCATAAGCCATTGATAAAGGCTCTTTAACTGCTCCATAAGCAATAGCAGTAGGTACTTCATACAATGCTTTTAACTTGTCCATCATTGAAGTTTTAGGCGCTTCAATAGGAACTTGCTTTGGCATTTGACTAGCCACCAATGGCACATCAGGTTGTAATGTGGTTGTTTTTGGTGCTGGTTGTGCGCCTTTAAGCATCAACAATCCTTCTGTTGATACTTTGTTTAAATCCCCAGCTTTTAAAGCAAGCAAATCTTCTGTGGAGAGTTTATTAAGGTCTAATTCTGCTGCGTCTGCCATTACTTGACTCCACGAGAATTTAAAATTGCGTCTATTGAACGCATATCAACATTGGGGAAAGCGCCAACAGCAGGTGCTTTTGTTGGTTCTGGCAATTTAACACTAATGTCATAAGCATATTTCATCTTAGCAGGGCCTTCTTCTGACTGTTTAACCCTTGTATTATGTTGAATAGCTTTGTCAGTAAGAATGTCTTTGTAAACAGCAACAATCTTAGGAATAGCTTGTGGGTCTGTACCAATCGTACCAAATGCTTGTTGCATAATTTGTTGTTGCATTTGTGATGGTTGTGCATCAACCTTTTTAAGGTTTTCCATTGTGCTTTGAAATAACGCAGAACGCATTTCTTCAGTATTGGAAACTTTGTCAGCGTTAATATTTGTGCCCAAGTTGTTATTAAAAAACTTAGTAATTGCCAATTTAGCTTCTGCGCCACTACCCAAATAGGCAGGAGATGCAGCAAGTTTTTCCACTTTTTCCAAATTTTTAATTTCAGTTGGAATATTTTTAAGTGTTTTAAACTCATTAACCAATTCTTTGCCCATATCTTTTTGGACTTCTTCTTGAAAAGGCAGTTGATTTTGCAACGCAACAGCAAGTTTTGTAGCTCCAGCAGCAGCTTTTTGATTTTGCTGTTGAAAGAAACGAGGGTCTTGCATACCATATTCAAATTCTTGAATGCCAGCAGTTTTACCTTGAATAGCAGCTTCAGAAAGTCTTGGCAATAAAGCCTTGACTTGTGGATATTGTTGTAATTGTGCTGCTTTTTGTACGCCTTCTTGCGGATTTTTCTTAAATGTTTGCATTACATCTTGCACAGCAGCATCACCTTTAACACGCAATAATTCAGCCATTTGAGCTTGTTTAGTGTCTGCTCTTTCACCAACAGCCTGTCCTGCCAGTATGTTAGCAATAGGGTTTAACTGTTGAGTAAAACTAGGCGCAACATAATAACCACTAATCATTTGACCTTGTGGTTGTTGCATACCTTGGGACATAAGCAAATCAGCCAATTTTCTTTGGCGGCTAACATCCTGTAATTCAGGATTAAAGTTTAGTGCTTCTTGTTCAGGTGTAAGTGCCATAATAATTCCTATGCCAATAATTTAGCTAAATTTTGTGGTTGTAATGTTGTACCGCCTGTGCCAGAAACATCTAAACCTGAAGTATTGCCTTTTAAAGCAGCAGCCAATGGGTTACTAAATGTAAATGGATTTTTGTTCATTTGATACAAACCGCCAAATTGTTCTGGTGTAGCTTGTGCAAAGTTTTGTGCGGCTTGTGTAGCCCATTCATTTGCAGTAGGTATATTTTTAACATTAATGTTTCTACCAGCTTGAGAGCCACCTTGATTTAAAATGTTTGCAATTTGTCTTGCACGATTTACATTTTTTAAAGCATCCGCAGCCGACATTCCGCTTTGTGCTTGCATAGACTCAATACCTGTGCCAGCCAATTCTGTAGGGCTGTAGGAGTATGCAAGGTTTTGAGCAATAGCTTGCGGACTTAAACCGCTAGAAGCCATATTTGCCATATCTGCGGCTAAAAATTGATTAACTCCAGAACCTACTAAATTTTGTTCAATAGCAGAAGAACTAAGTCCTTGTTGAGCTAAATTGTAAGCATCAAAAGTTTCGGAATAAGGCAATGCTTGGGTTACTGCGCTTGCGCCAAACTCACCTACTGTACCAGCAGCCGCAGCCGCAGCCGCAGCCGCCGCAGATTGACTAATTCCATATCCAGCAGCTAAATTTTGTGCAATAGCAGCTTGACTTAAACCTTGGCTTGCAAGGTTAGCAGCATCAGCAGCCATAAATGTAGCTTGACTACCTGCTACGCCTTCAGCACCTAAAGCAGCCATAATTTCAGGAGCAAAATAAAGCCCTGTGCCTGCTAGTGCAGCAGCGCCCAATGTAGTCCAACCACCAGGTATTTCTCTTCCTACAGTTTTATCTAATTCAGCCAAACCTTGACCAATAGCAGGGCCTGGGTCAATATCAGCTAAAGAACCCAATACACCACCACCGCCACCATCAGTTCCTAATACTCCAGAAATAGAATCAGTAATGCCAGAAATAGGATTGCCACCACCAAAAGGGGTGCGCTTTAAATCCCAAGTCCAACCAGAATGTTTGCTTTTAAACATCAGAATATTCCAAGGTCGCCATATAGGTTGTTCAAATAATCGCTGTTAGACATGGTTTGGTCAAACATACCACTACTTGTAGCGCCAATGTTATTCATGTAACCTGAAGTGCTTAAAAATGGGTTATTTAAACCACTATTACCAAATAAAGTATTGTAAGCAGAACCACCAAGACCCAATAAACCTGTACCACCAGTACCGCCTGTACCTAAACTACCTATTCCACCGCCACCTAATAATGCGGAAGAACCAAGCCCAAACAAACCACTTTGCATATTGGCGGCTTTTGCATTTGCGGCATTTTGTTTTGCAATGTCGGCAGCATTTGAAGTAGTGTAAGCGCCAAGGTAATCAGGGCCTGCAACCGCAGCTTGACTGTATGGGTTAATGTAATTAGGTGTTCCCAATGCTTTAATATTAGCAGCTTGCGTGTTTTGTAATTGTTGTGCTTGCAAACCAGTTTGCATACCTTGAATTTGAGCACTTGTCAGCAAATCATTTTGTTGCTGGTTGAATGTACGCATAGCATTGTCATAAGCCTGTGTGCCAGGGACAATTCCTTGGTTAGCTAGTGCAGCAGCTTGTGACTGTGATTGTTGTGCTAATTGTGGTTGCAAACGACTCATAATAGCTTCTGAGTATGTTTGTCCAGGATTAATACCATACATAGGGTTTTGCAAACTTTGTTGCAAACCTTGTAATGAAGTATTAGTTAAATTCTGTAATGGTTGGCTTAATTGTTGGTTAGCAGTCCATGTAGGGTTTCCGTATTGGTCTACGCCTTGGGTGTAGTTCAATGAACCATAAGGGGTATTTTGGTTAATACGGTTAGCTTGCGTGGCTGCTTGTGCGCCATACAAATTACCCATAGTGGTAGCTTGTGCGGCTTGAATATAAGGGTTACTACTACCTTGATAAGGACTAGATGTTTGACCAGTTCCTAAAGTAGCAGTATTAGCATTTCCTACGGTTGGGGTAGACCCCATAATTGGCATTCGTGTAGGTGCGCCAGTAGTGTCATAAGTTGATGCTTGCATAGGCGCTGCGGTGCTAGTTGTGCCTAATGCAGAATTTAAACCGCCAATATCTGAACTTGGCATAGCGCCTGAATTTGGCCCAGGGTTTACCCATTGTCCTGTAGTTTCACTCCAAACTTTACCTTGTGCGGCAGGACTGTTTGGGTCTTTATATGTTGGCGCTATAGCATTTGCAGCAGTAGATTGACCAACAGACCCATTTGGAGTAGTTGTTCCATCTGCGTTTACACTCATTGCTGGGGAAATGATACCAGCAGGATTAGCTGATTGCCAATTTTGATTATTTAAAAAATCATTAAATAAAGGCGAACTATTTTGCTGAGAATTGCCAGCTTGAGGGTTTACTGTTCCGATTCCTGCACCTGCACCCATAACTATCTCCTATGCCCATTTACAATATTCTGGGCGCATCTCTAAAATGACCAAATCCCCATCATCGTGTGCGTCAGGGATAGTAGCAACATCTTTGAAACCAAGGTGTCGGTCTAGTCTTAGGGCTTTTTCATTATTCCCTGCAACTGTGCCAATTATAACCTTTAATTTCAATGTGTTAAAAGGGTAATTAAAAACTTCTTTGAGGAAGTCTTTAGTTGCCCAATGCTGCCCTTCTGACCCTACATGAATCATGCAAGATTTACCAAAAAAACCACAGTAAACTACTACTGCCCTAATCTGTCCGTCTAATACCTGTCCTAAATAATGTGCGTCTTGTGGAGCAGGCATTTTATGTTTAATCGCCCAATCTTTAAGACTTTGCTGATTAAGCAATATCAAACAACTCCCCCACTCTCCATTACATAATCCGTAGAAGCCCAATGTAGCTCAATTCCTCTGCTGGCAGCATTAAGGTTTACAGAGCCTGTATAGCCTATTCCTGTAACCCCTTGCCAAATTTTAGTGGTAATTAGACCACCAGCCCATACATTTGAATCCCATTTTGCGGTATCCCAAATACCCTCAGATTGAGTTGTAGGGTTAAACGAAACAGCACCTAATTGAGATTGAGTGTCAAAATCTACGCTAATACCGCATAAAACGCTTGGTACGCCACCTGTAGACTGTAGGATAGGCCTTACCATAGTAAATCGTTTTAATTGACCTGGATTGTCAAAATAGCTATAGGCTTGTTGTGCAGTTGCGGTAATGTTGGCATCATCGTCAGAAGTTGCTACATAAAAACTGCCTACAAAACCTTTGCCACCAAAGTGCATTTCAGAGTTACCCGAAACTTCCCAGCAATAACCTTGAAGTCCTGTAAATCTAGCCCAAGACTTTGTAATGGTGTGCATTACATATTGCTCTATTCCGCTAGGCACAGGAATGTTAAGAATAAGCATATTTTCGCTTGCAAAATAGTTGATTTGCCAGCCAAATTCTGCATAATAATTAGTAGCTGCTTGCGAAACAGCATAGAAAATTTTGTCTGTTAGGTTTACTCTAGGGTCTAAACGGCTAGATTGCAATGCAGACGCAAGAGGCACTAAACCATCTTGAGTTAGCAAAAGAAGGTCGCCAGACCATTTAAAAAAGCACCTACGGCTAAAGGTTTGACCTAATTGCCATACCCCTTTTAATGCCCAAGTAAGTGCTGTAGTAGGGTCTGTGCCGTTATAAACAATAACCTCGCCCATACTGGTTACAAATACAGCGTAGTCGTCAGCACCTTGTCCAGCGTCAAGTGTCCAAGTGCCCATTGCTTGTAAATAACCAGCATTTCGAGCAATAGAACCAAAATAAAGTGGGTTAGCAACACCACCAATAGCATTGACATCTAAATACCAACAAGCTAATGCGTTTTTTTGCGTGAAATATAACCTGTTTTTAAATAAATTGACACCAATAAATGTGTTTGAATTTACGCCAGTTATACCTATAGTGGTGTAAGAACCTGTTACAGAAGTAACTGTAGAAGTGCCTGTAGAAGTGTAGGTAAAAGTGCTTGCGCCTGTTACTGTAATGACAAAAGTGCCATTAAAAGTGCTTTCAGAAGCGCCACTAATAGTTACTCTATTGCCTGTTACCAAACCATGTGCAGTTGCGGTAGTAACTGTTGCAGTTGCGGATGGACTTGTTCTAACAATGGTGCTAATTGCAGGGTATGTAGTGGTTGTAGCCACATAAAACCATGCACTACCGTCATAAATCATTACTGGGTCTACGCCATTACAGGCTACTAAAAATTGCCCTGCGGTGTTAGTTATATTGACAAACTGTAATTTATCGCTAGTAATACCACTAAATACTTTGGTAGCAGGGTTAGTTGTTGTTTCCCAAATATCTGTTCCTGCTGCGGCAAATAACTTATACCCTGATGATGTTGTGTAATTCATCAAGGTATTAATAGGAGTTGTAGCCTGGTTTAAATATGTGCCTACTACGGTAGCATTTCCAGCAGGAGTGCTTGCCATTGTGTAGGTAAATTTAGTTGTGCTAGTAACAGTAATCTTAAATACACCGCTATATGCCGCAGGGGTAGTCCCCGAAATAGAAACATAAACGCCTGTAGTTAAACCATGCGCTGTAGCTGTTGTTAGGGTGGCAGTTGTTCCTGAATAGGTAATACTACTAATGCTTTTAACACCAGTAGAAGTAGGCAACATAGACGACACGCTATAACCTTTACGCATAGTGACATCAGTAGGCGTAGGAAACCAATTTACTAATTGAACTGCGTCTGTAGGACTCATGTTTGCAAGAGAATCCCTTGCGTTCCAACCACCAATAGGTGATGGCACAGAAGCTGTTTTAGCTGTGTTTTGTTTTGGGCGCTGTAATAGCATTATGAGCCATAGCCTGTGTCAGGAATATTAGCGTAACCAATAAGAACCTTACTTGGGTATGGCGCAAAGCTAAGATTAGGAGCACCTTTGTCATTAGCTTTAGCAATGGTTAATACACGCTGATAATCTTGAGAAACAACAGTAGTGTCAAAGCCTTTAATGCCCCAATACTTCATTTTCGTAAACAAAACCATTAGGCGGTCATCTAAAACAGTAGTGTCAGAGTCGGCTGTAAAGCTATTCTTTACAGTTCCGTCTGCTGCTCTTGCCCAGCCTTTGCTTCTATATTCCCATCCTAAATACTCATTGGTATTCATTACAGGCCATATTTGGAATTGGTTATCTAATATTCTCCAACGGATTCTAGGGCCTGTTGAAATATAACCAGACTTTAACCATTGCCATTGTTGTGCATCTTCTGGGCCTAACATTTCCCAATGCTTAGACTTATCCCAATGAGTGCGGTCTGTAATGGTTTCAAAGTCTGCAGGAAGGTCATAAGCGGTCTGAGCGCAAACTACTGACTGAACTCCGTCACCAGTAGCCATTTGGCTCATTACTACTACTTTTGTAGTGTTATTTGCTGAAACTACATAAGTGTCTTGAGGAATGTTGTAGCCAGTTAATTGCCATTGGCTATTGACACCAGTTAAATCTGTGCCAGCCTCAAAAGTCAAGTTATACGAACCATTGACA